CATAAGATCCATTATCATTATTATTATCTAGTAATAATTGTGATATATTTAATGTCCCTAAATAATTTATTAAATAATATTCTTGTTGTGTAAAATTATTTGGATTTAAAATACCATTAAATTCTTTAGGTATATTTAAAATATTATCATCTTTGATATTGTCTTTATATGGCACTATTAATTTATTATCTATATCACCGGTAGTCATTCTTTTAAATGTATGATCACTTGTATCTATATACCATATACTTGGGTTTATTATTCCGTTTTTATTCGTTTGACAATCATATAAAGAATTAAAATTCTTATTGCTAGGTTGTGCTGATTTTGTACAAGTTTTTATTAGATATAATTCATCTAAACTTAAACTTAATTCCATTTTACCAAATGGAACATATATATATGTACTATCAGGTTCATAAATTCCTGTCCCCCTTTGACCATCGGAAGTAATAAGAGTACCAGGTTTGTGTCGGTAAAGTTTACATTCATCTTTTTCAAAGGTATTAGTAACATATACACATAAATGTCCACTATTCATTGGATCATTTATATTATCTGGTACAAAACTTAATTCACATGCCGCGCGTGCACGCGCGGCCATAGATGCACCATATTCTTTCTGATTAAACGTTGAACAGCCAGGTTTTGGTGCAATAACATAATCATGAGTATTTTTTGAAGGCACCGAAGAGGGCATGGGCCTATCACTAACATGTGAACTAGAAGGATTATTTACGGGTACACCGATACTAAATCGTTCTATATATTTATTTATTACTATATATAATAATATTCCGATTATAAAATATAATAAATATTCGATGATTTTAGTATAACTCATTATATTATATTATATACTATAAATTATAAAAAAAATTAGAAACAATTTTTAAATCTTTTTTTTCTTAATTTATGTGGTTTATTTGATCCCTCTTCTAAAAATAAATTATCCCATTCTTCAATTGTAAATTTATCCCCCATAGACAAATTACATCTAGAACATATAGGTTTTAAATTATTTATATCAAGTGTTCCACCTTTACTTTCTGGAACATCATGTCCAACATGAAAATCAAAAACATTTATTGTATTATCACACCAATGAACATAACAAGGTGATTCATATATTTTTCCAAAATTCTTTAACCACACTTGCTCACGTATTGCTTTTGGAATATTCGATTTCCGAACTTTACGAATGGATGATCGACATTTCATTTTATTATAATATATATTTTTAGTTTTAAATTAAATATTTATTATTTTATATGAAAAATAAAAAAACAAAAAAGAAATCTATGAAAAAATCAATGCCTAAAAGTAATTTACCTAAAATCTTTGTTATTAATCTTAGAAGAGATAAAGACAAATGGGAAAAATATAATGATGATAGTCGATATATAAGATTTTCTGCTTGTAATGGTGTTGAAGTAAGTAAAGCAAATCCATATTATAAACGTTTAGAAATTATGTGGAATGCTGGAGATAAAAAGAAAAAATGTACAGCAGGTATATTAAATTCTCATATGTCTATTATTAAGAAAATTGTTAAGAATAAAATAAATCAAGCTTTAGTTATTGAAGATGATGCAATTGTTGATTTTGCAAAACTAAAAAAGATAAATTTAAATAAATTACCACAAGATAGTATCATATATTTTGGGGGAACATTACATCCACCTGATACTTTTAAAAATAAAACATGGAGTCATGCTAAAACAATTCGTAACTTTAAGAAGGGAATAAATAAAATTAATCCTGAAAAATTTAGAATCTTAGGTGGTCATGGTTATTATTTTCCAACTTGGGAAATTGCTAAAGAATTGCTTGATACAGTTGATAAGAAAAAGAAAATGAGAGCATTAGATACTGAAATGGTAAAATTACAAAGGTCTGGAAAAATTAAATATTTTTATTATCCTGCACTAAGTTATTTAAATATGGAAGATGCTAAAAAAGGTGTTCATGCAATACATATGGAAAGAGATATGAAAAAATATTAAATTACTTAAAAATATAAGTATAAAAATAATTAAATAATAATGGTTAAAGCAGCAATTGGTATTGATCTCGGGACAACTTATAGTTGCGTTGGTTGGTGGAAAGAAAATAGATGTGAAATCATTGCAAATGATCAAGGAAACCGTACTACTCCTTCTTATGTAGCTTTTACAGATAAAGAAAGGCTTATTGGTGATGGAGCAAAGAATCAGGCTTCTATGAATCCTGAAAATACAGTATATGATGCCAAACGTTTAATTGGTCGTAAATTTGATGATCCAATTATTCAAAATGAAATTAGTAATTTTCCATTTGAAGTTGAAAGTGATAATAATAAACCTAAAATTAAAGTAAATTATAAAGAAGAAGAAAAAACATATCATCCTGAAGAAATTTCATCTATGGTTCTAACTAAGATGAAAGAAATTGCAGAAGCTTATATTGGCAATAAAGTAACAGATGCTGTTATTACAGTTCCAGCTTATTTTAATGATTCTCAAAGGCAAGCAACTAAGGATGCAGGGCAAATCGCAGGTCTCAATGTTCTACGTGTTATTAATGAACCTACAGCAGCAGCAATTGCTTATGGATTAGATAAGAAAGGCAAAGAACAGAATGTATTAATTTTTGATTTAGGTGGTGGTACATTTGATGTATCTCTGCTTTCTATTGAAGATGGTATTTTTGAAGTTAAGGCTACAGCAGGTGATACTCATCTAGGTGGCGAAGACTTTGATAATCTACTTGTAAATCATTTTAAAGGTGAATTTAAAAGGAAAAATAAAGTTGATATTTCTGATAATAAGAAATCTGTAAGGCGACTTAAAACAGCATGTGAACGCGCTAAAAGGACACTATCAAGTGGAGCAACTGCTAGTATTGAACTTGATTCTCTATATGAAGGCATTGATTTTTTCACTAGTATTACACGTGCTAAATTTGAATCCATTTGTATGAATCTTTTTCAAAAATGTATTGATCCAGTACAAAAAGTATTAACAGATGCAAAATTAAGCAAAAGTCAAATTGATGATATTGTTCTTGTAGGTGGTTCAACCCGTATTCCTAAGATTCAACAACTAATTAGTGATTTTTTTAATGGTAAAGAACTATGTCAAAATATTAATCCTGATGAAGCTGTAGCATATGGTGCTTCTGTTCAAGCGGCAATCCTTGGTAAAACAATTGATGACGATGATAAAGCAAACGATCTATTACTTCTAGATGTTGCTCCTCTTTCACTTGGTATTGAAACAGCTGGAGGAGTTATGACGCGCCTTATTGAACGTAATACAACTATTCCTACAAATAAATCTCAAACATTTTCTACTTATGAAGATAATCAACCTGGTGTACTAATTCAAGTTTATGAAGGTGAAAGGACTATGACAAAAGATAATAATCTACTTGGAACATTTAAACTTGAGGGTATTCCTCCAGCACCAAGGGGTATTCCTCAAATTGAAGTTGCTTTTGACCTTGATGCAAATGGAATTATGAAGGTTGAAGCAAGTGATAAGGGTAGTGGTAAGCGAGAAAATATTACTATTAAAAATGATAAGGGAAGACTTTCTGCTGAAGATATTGAAAAAATGGTTGAGGAAGCAAATAAATTTAAAGATGAAGATAATAAGATTAAAGAAACTATTGATGCTAAAAATGAATTTGAGGGACTACTTTATCAAACAAAGGCCACAATTGAAAAGAAAGAAATGAAAGAAAAGCTAGATGATACTGATCTAGAAACTTTAACAGGTTTAGTCAAAGAAAATGAAGAATGGTTAAATGAAAATATGGAAGCAACTAAAGAAGAATTTAATAGTAAGCGCGATGAATTTAATACTACTGTTCAACCAATTATGACAAAACTATATGGAGATATGCAGGGAGGTATGTCAGGTGGTATGCCAGGAGGTATGCCAGATATATCAGAAGCAAGTGGTGAGCCAGAGCCAGAACCTCAAAATCCAACAATTGATGAAATTGATTAAATTAAAATAAAATATTATTTATAATATAATGTCTGATAATAATTCTAATGATTATAGTAATTCGAATACAAATATAGAATATAATTTTTATGATGAAGATTTGTTTTTATATGTTTCTATTCCAATTACTATTATAGTTGTGCTTATTTTTGCTTATTTTATATTTTTTACAAGTAGTGAAAATAAAGGAGGTATTGCATTTATATGTTTATTAATATTATGTGGTATATGGATACCATATGCTATACATAAATATAATATAAGTCAAGAAGAAGAAAACGTGAGAAGACAACAAGAATTAGAAGCAAATGCAATTTGTATAAAAGATAATCCATGTAAAAATGATAGTGTTTGCAATAGTTATGGTCCAAATTTACAACAATATACGTGTGATGAATGTCCTGCTGAATGGACAGGAAAAAATTGTGATGAAGTTGCATCAGGTGTTAAAATTGATGAAAGATGTTTAAAAGAAAATGGTGATAAAATTCCAAATGTAGAATATTGTAATTCTAAAGATACGGATGATATAAAATGGCAAAATGGTAAATTAGTAAATCCATCAGATTGTGTTGGCGATGAGTTTTGTAAATGTGTTCATACAGATAGATTTACAATTGATTGTCCACATAATAGAGATGGTGATATAAATGAATTATATAATCCATATGGATGTGATGTATTAAATCATGAAGTATGGTGTCCTATGTCTGCTGAAGATAATAAACCTAAATGTGTAGTAAGAAATTATCCTATTGATGCTGGCGAAGATTGTGCAGAATCTGTAATTGGACAAAGTGGATTATGTCATGATATTTATGGGAAACATAATTCATATTGGAGCGATCGAAAAATGAAATGTATAGTTGATTGTGATGATAATGAAGTATATAATTATCATAAAGATAAATGTGAATATTATGATAAATGTATTAATGCAAGTGAGACGAATTGTAGTAGTATTCCTTATTGTGAATGGAGTGATAATAAATGTGAAATGACTGATAAAAAACATTGTATATCTATGAATGAAGATAAATGTACTGAACACGGTGGTAGATGTGAATGGAAAAAAGTTGGTAAAGGTAACCATAAACATCATGCTTGTATTGATAAAGTGACAGCACCTCCACCTACACCTCCACCGCCATCACCACCAGCGCCATCACCACCAGCGCCATCACCACCAGCGCCATCACCTTC